GTTTGAGCTTGCACATAAAGGCAGTGTAGGACAAGAGTATTATTGGGTTGCTCCGATATACGAACAGGCAGATATAGCATTCAAAAGAATGAGAAGAGCAGTTGAGCACTCACAAATCTATACAATAAATTTATCAAAACTATCAATATTAACACCTGTCGGCACAATAATACGTTTTAAATCGGCAGAACATTCGGACGCATTGTATGGAGAAAATGTTTATGGTTTTGTATTCGATGAGTTTTCAAGAGCGAAAGAAGAAGCTTGGCATGCTTTAAGAACAACTATTAGTTATACGCAAGCACCTGGAAAGTTTATAGGTAATGTTACAGGAAAAAATTGGGCGTGGGATTTAGCACGTAGAGCAGAAAAAGGTCTTGAAAATGATTTTGAATATTTTAGAATTACAGCGTATGATGCTGTAAAAGCGGGGATACTTTCGGCTGAAGAAGTTGAAAAAGCAAGAAAAGAGCTACCGGCGAGAGTGTTTAAAATGTTATATGAAGCTCAATATAGTCAGCCTGAAGGTGCACTTTGGTCATGGGATTTGATAGATGATAATAGAATGGCGGTAAATATGGATTTAGACCGTATAATAATTGCCATTGACCCGTCTGGAACCTCAACAAAATCGTCTGATGAAGCTGGTATAATAGTGGCTGGCAAAACAAAAAATAATCATGTTTTTATACTTGAGGACGCATCTGGAGTGATGACTCCGAACGAGTGGGCCGAAAAAGCAGTAAAGCTTTACTACAAATATAAAGCCGATAGAATTATTGCTGAAGTTAACATGGGGTGGGATATGGTGGAGAACACTATAAGAACGATAGATAAAACCGTGCCGATTAAAAAAGTTGTCGCATCTCGTGGTAAGATGTTAAGAGCAGAACCTGTCGTCGCCTTATATGAACAAGGTAAAGTGCATCATACGCAGAAATTTAAAGAGCTTGAAGATGAGATGACAGAGTGGGATTTCAAAACAAGTAATTACTCACCTGACAGGATAGATGCACTTGTGTATGCAGTTACTGAATTGTTAATTAACAATAATGCTGAATTCTTTGTACTATGAAATTATTTGATTTTAAAAATATATTCAAATCAAAAAATACAAAAGCATTGCCGACAGAAGGTCAGCAGGCTACTATACTTGATGCTATTATAAGAGCTGTAGGCTTCGGCTCTGCAGCTATTATGCCGGATGATTCGACGAGTTATATCAATAATGGCTATTTAGGTAATCCTAATGTGTACTCAATTATATCGTACATCACGCAAAAAGCTGGAGCAATACCGTGGGGAATTTATAGAATAAAAAACGAAAAGAAATTAACACTATACAAATCATTAATTTTACAAAACAAAGGCTTAAAAGAGCAAGTGCTTGAAGAAGATACAAAGCATCCTTTATCAAAAATATTAACTTATCCGAATGAATTACAAGGATGGAGTGAATTTATCGAGCAGGCTTGTGGGTTTAAACTTCTGACAGGTAATAGTTATTTACATTGCATAAAGCTTGAAAGTAATAAACTTCAAGAAATGTGGGTGTTGCCTTCGCAACTTATTGAGATAATTACCGGCAACAGATTTCAGCCGATTTTAGGCTATAGATTAATAAATAATCGTGATATAATCTTTTCGGCAGACGAAATAATTCACTTAAAATATTGGACGCCGGATTCAGAGTCGCAGTTATACGGTTTATCACCTATCAGAGCTGCACGTCGTGTTGTGACAAGAAGCAACGCATCTTATGATATGTCAACAAATAGCTTACAAAACAATGGTGTTTTAGGTATTATATCATCTGAAGGAGAATCAACACTTACAAAAGAGCAAGCAGATTCAATTGAAGAAAAGTTAAGACAGAAATCATCGGCTACATCACGAAACAGATGGGTAGCAACGGGAGCGAGGATAAAATGGCAGCAGATGGGATTGCCGCCAGTTGACCTTCAATTGATAGAAAATGATAAGATGGATTTACGCACCTTGTGTAATATTTATCACGTGCCTTCAGAACTATTCAATGATGCAACTAATAAAACATATAGTAATACAAAAGAAGCCAGTAAAGCTATATATACAAATGCTGTAATACCTTTTTTGGCTTCATTTCGAGATGAGTTAAATAGGTGGATAAGCATGAACTATGATGAAAACATCTATATTGATTACGACCTGTCAATGATACCTGAATTGCAAGAAGATTGGGCAGCATTAGTCGGGTCATTATCACAAGCTTGGTGGTTAACACCGAATCAGCGGCTTGAAATTATGGGTTGGGAGACATCTGAAGACCCGCTGATGGACAAGGTTTGGATACCTTCAGGCTATATACCTATTGACGCAGCTGAAGTAAGCGATGAATTATTGACGCAAGTTGAAGGAAAAATGAAAATTAGCGATTATGAGTAATAGGAAATATATACGAAGTGTTCAAGTTAAGAGAAAAGCTTTTGAGAAGAGATATAATATTCTTATCCGGCGTGCTCTTAACCGACAGGTAAAAGAGATAATTTCACAAATTCGACCTGATAATGTTTTCGGTATTAATCCTGAACCTTCTAAAAATGAAATAGAAAAAGTATTTACTGACTTATATCAAAAGGTTGGCGTTGCTTTTGCAAAAGATATTTATGCAAATGTAAAGGATAATACTAAAGCAGTTGAGCCTACCTTGCCAGGTTTTGAAAGCGAAACAGAGAAAATTGTTAATAGATGGAAACTATATCTAAGAAATTTTGCAATGACGGAGGCAGGGAGTAGAATAGTGTCAATAACCGGAGAGACGAAAAAACAAGCTTTAAGGATAATACGTGCTACGATTGATAAAGGCATTGAAGAAGGCATAGGAGCACTTGGCATTGCAGAAAATATAGAAAAGGCACTTAATTCAGTAATGATAGATATAAATTATTGGAGAGCTCTTAGGATAGCAAGGACTGAAGTTATAGGAGCATCTAATTTGGGCAGTATTGTAGGGGCAAGAGATACAGGTGAACAGATGGATAAGATATGGATTTCAAAGATTGATAATAAGACGAGGCCGGATCATGTTGAAATGAATAATAAGAAAGTTAAATTAGAAGAGAAATTTGATGTTGCAGGTGTAATGATGGATCGTCCTGGTGATTTATCAGCACCGGCTGAGCAAGTTATTAATTGTAGATGCACTATTGCATTTAAAGTAAGAAAAATAGATTATAGTATTGTAAGTTAAAATAAGCAGGAGGAAGGGAGATGAATAATGAATATTACTTAACAAAAGACACTTCAGGAGGTAGCATAAAGGACATTGATGTTAAACAAGGGATAATAACTGGCTATTTTGCTATATTTAACAATATTGACGCTGATAACGATATTATAATGCCTGGTGCAGCAAAGAAAACTATTGAAGAAAACGGTCCAGAAAGCAAAAGACCGAGAATAATGCATTTACTTCAACATGATATTTGGCGACCTTTGTCAAAGCCTTCTGTACTTAAAGAAGATAATAAAGGTATTTATTTTGAGTCAAAAATATCAGATACATCTTACGGACGAGATGTAATTCAACTGTATCAGGATGGTGTATATACAGAACACTCAATCGGTTTCCAGCTTATGAAACATGATATTGACACAGAGAAAGGTATTAGAAAAATTAAAGAAATAAAATTATGGGAAGGTAGTACTGTAACGTGGGGAGCAAATGCTGAAGCACTTGTTTCATCTGTTAAAGGACAAAAAACTAAAGATATAACAGAGAAGATTATTAAGAAAATTGATGCGATTAATAGCGCACTTAAAGGTAATTATACAGATGAAACTTTAAGGATGTTAGAAATAGAATTAAAGCAACTTCAGCAAATCATTATCACACTTGTTGAGAAACTTGAGCCGGATAACACTCAAGTGAAAAATAAGCCGGAGGAGATGAGCGCTAAAGAAGCATATGAGATATTGTTAAACAAATTAAAAATATAAAAAATGGAAAAAGAAGCATTAAAAAAAGCACTTGACGATTTCGGGGCGGTCATTGATAAAAAAATCGGTGATTTATCTGCGAAGATAACGTCTGCAACGAGTGAGGAGGAGAAAAAGAATTTACTTAATTCTATAAAAGAGGAGCTTGAACCTGAGATAGCAAAATATAATAAGATGCAGGAAAATCTTGATGCACTTGAAGCAAAGTTAAAACGTGTTGATCTTGGAGGAACAATCCCTGGTAAGTCATTTTATGTAGAATTGAAAGAAAGATTTGAAGATATTATTAAGAAAGAAGGTGTGCGAAGCCTGCGTGGTCGAATGATAAACTTCGAGCAGAAAACTGTACTTGATATGACAGAAAGCAATGCATTCAATTCAACTGTTGTTGTACCGCCTGCATATCAACCAGGCATTGTGTACGATCCTGCAAGAGCTATGCGTATACGTGATATTATATCACAAGGAACTACAGATAGTAATCTTGTTAAGTTTATCAGAGAGTATTCTTATACCGATGCAGCTGCCGTGACATCTGAAGGTGCAGAATATAAACAAGAAGATTTCACACTGAAAGCTATTGACGCTGCAGTACAGAAAATTACTAATTATATTGTACTTTCAGAGGAGATGCTTGAGGATGTAAATGGTTTGACAAGTTACATCATGGCACGTTTGCCGGAAAAATTGCGCAATAAAGAAGACGAAGTTATACTTACAGACTCAACTTATGGTATTCTTACCCTTGCAACTGCATATGTTGATAATCTTGCTGACGCAAAAGTGCAGAGGATAGATGTACTTGTTGATGCTATAAGACAAGTAGCTTCGAAAGAATATAAGGCTACTGGTATATTACTGCATCCTTCTGATGCAACTAAAATAAAACTCACTAAAGATGATACTGGTCAGTATATATATCCCTGGGTATTCGTTAATGAGCAGCCAAGCATTGACGGAGTACCTATTTATACTTCGACCGCAATGACATCTGGAGCGTTTCTTGTAGGTGATTTTAAAAGGGGTGCACAGATATTTGATCGCAGACAGCTTGCTATTGAATTCAGTAATCAGAATGAAGATAATTTTATCAAAGGCATGGTTACTGTTAGAGGTCATGAAAGAATTGCAATTTGTGTATACAGACCGAATGCGTTTATTTATGGAACGTTTGCACAAGCACTTGCAGAAGGAACTGCATAATAATAATTAAGGAGTTTAAAACCCCAGTATTTGAGTTGCGAGAGGGGGGCGATACTGGGGTCTCCTTTTTAATTTAAAAGATATGCCGATTGGAAGTTTTGCAATATTACCGGACGTTATTAATGAACTTATAAAGGTCAAGCCGAAAACTATTCTTGATTTAGGATGCGGATTTGGCATTTATGGAGTTGCTGTAAGGGAATGGCTCGAATTAGGCTATAATGAAAATGGTTGGAATATATATATCGAAGGAGTAGAAGCTTTTCAAAAATATCGTAACCCTAACTGGGAGCATTATGATAAAATTATTGTTGGTGATATTCTGAAGGTAAATTTTGACCGTAAATATGATGCTATCTTGCTTCTTGATGTTATTGAACATTTTGAAAAAGAAATAGGTAGAAAGTTAATTGAACAGATAAAAAAACTTCTTAATCCTGGAGGCATTTTACTTGTTGGTACGACTGCGATATTTTGTAAGCAAGATGCTGTATATGGTAATGAATTTGAAAGACATAGATCATTATGGACAATTGATGATTTTAAAGATTTTGAAATAATAAAAGATGGTAAAATGGATAAATATGGACATTATATGTTATTAACTAAATATATTAAACGATGAAAATACTTGCAATGCTACATGGATTTCCGCCGCTACATAATGCAGGAGCAGAATGGATGGTGCATGATACTTTAAAATATCTTATTAAAAAAGGTCATAAGGCAACTGTTATGTTACCTATTACTGGTCTCAAACCTTACGAAATTTCAGGAATACGAGTTATCCCCGACGAAAATATGAATGAAATGAATAAAGAACTTAATAATCATGATATAGTCATCAGTCATCTTGATCGCTATGGTAAAGCTTTAAATAGATGCGAATATTATGGTAAACAGTTTATACTTTTTGTTCATAATACTCACGTATATGCAGGCATTGCAGAAAAACATAAACCGGATATGAATCAAAGATGGATATATGTTGTTTATAATAGTGAATATACAAAAAATGGGGTAAACTATCCGAATCCTTCTATCATCGTACATCCACCTGTTGATAGAGAGAGAGTATTTACAAGAAAAAGCAGAGCTGAATATATTACTTTGATTAATCTTAACGAAAACAAAGGAGGAGATGTATTTATCAATATAGCAAAAGCATTACCGGAAAAGAAATTTTTTGGCGTTAAGGGTAGTTATGGAGATCAGATAATTGATGAAACAGTAAAAAATATAAAATACATTGAAAATACACCGGATATTAAAAGTGTATATAGTAAAACAAGAATATTATTGATGCCGTCAATTTATGAGAGTTATGGTCGTACGGCAATTGAAGCTATGATAAATGGTATACCGGTTATTGCAAATAAGACACCAGGACTTCTTGAATCACTTTCGTATGCAGGCGTATTTATTGAAAATAGATTAGACATTGAAGAATGGAAAGAGAAAATTTTGATGGTTGAGGATAATTATAAGCATTACAGCGATAGAAGCAAAGAAAGAGCTGCAGAGATACAGCAGAAGACAGAAGAAGAATTAAAGGAGATGGAAGAATTCATTTTAAATGCAATAGATAAAAAATTATAGCTATGGAAAAGAAAATATTAAAAACGAAACCTGAAGTTCAGGTTATTAAGACTGAACAGATTAAAGAGAAAAAAGAAATTAATACAGCAGTGCCGCTGCCGGACGGTTTTATTCTAACTAAGTTACTTCAAGATTATGAAGGACGCAAGAAGGGAGAAGAAATAATACTTGTGGAGCGGAGATATAAAAGTTTGAAAAGAGATAATATAGTGTTATGAAAACGTGGATAAAAACAGATGTTGTGACAGAGCCTGTGACTATTACTGAAGTAAAACTGTTCTGTAAAATTGCAGGTACAACTGAAGATACGTTATTGACAAGTCTTATTAAATCTGCACGGCAAGCTATTGAGAATTATACAGGACTTGCTCTTGCAAAGAAAACTGTTATCACAACTTATGACCTATTAGGCTTAAATAACATTATTGAATTACCTGTTCAGCCTGTAAGTAGCGTTGATAGTGTTAAATTAGTTAATCTAAAAGGTGATGAAACAGCATTAACATTTAACGATGATTATTATGTAATAGATGCTCCATGGACAAAGATTAAAATGGGTACTTTTTATGCAAGTGGAGGAGTTATTCTAAAAGTAGAATACACAGTCGGATACGGCGCTCCTGATTGTCCGGCATTACCTGAAGTATTGAAATTATCAGTACTGAAAGAAGTTGCAACGCAATATGAAAGAAGAGAAGATATAACCGATACGACAGGACAAGTAATGGATAATAGCAGCAGGAGGCTTGCTGATCCTTTTAGGATAAGACTATGGCTATGATAGGAGAAAAGAAATATTATATACAAATTTTAAAACCGTCGGCTACAACTGACAGTCAGGGAGGTGGTACGCTGACATATTCATCGGTTGCATATATTTGGGCTGACAAAAAAGAAATATCTTTTTCGAAAGAGTTATTATATGCAGGAATAAAATATTTCACCGCAGTAGAGTTTATAATTCGTAATGAGTCTGGCATCGCAGTTACGGCTGATTGTAAAATTGTATATAATAGTGAAGATTATTATATTTACTCGGTAATTAAAGATGAGAAGAAAATAAAAATATTGGCGTATAAATGAGTGATAGTGTAAAAATAATGTTACCGCAATGGGCTGACAAAAAAGAAATATCTTTTTCGAAAGAGTTATTATATGCAGGAATAAAATATTTCACCGCAGTAGAGTTTATAATTCGTAATGAGTCTGGCATCGCAGTTACGGCTGATTGTAAAATTG